GTCATGGTTCGGTCCTTTCTGGGTGATGGTTACGATGCGTTTTTAGCGAGGCTGGCGGCTGCGAAGTCGATATTCCACAGCAGAGCCCTGATCACGTCTGCCGTGCGATGAGAGCAGTGAAACGTGACATGGGTTGTCGATCCGGTGTTGTCTGCTGTACTCCATTCTGCATTTGGGTGCAGGTTTTTGAGATAGCACGCCACTGCCGCTGCCTTGTCTCGCAGTACTGAAATGGTCGTTGAATTTTTCATGGTCGGTCCTTTCGTTGTGATGGGTTATTCGGAGTCCAAGTGGGATCGGCCTTCGGCCAGCAATCGCTCGCGGGTTTTGTTGTGGATCGGTATTGAGATCAAGATGCCGATGATGCCGATGGTTATTCCTGCTGCGGTTGCGATCAAGATTTCCATTGTTGGTCCTTTCGGGTTAGTGGTACTGTAAAGCATACTTGACAGTATACCACGGTATATCGGATGTGCAACCGGCCTGACGTTAAAAGAATCACGTTTTTTAGATTATTTGTGTGGATTGCATCCTTTTATGCTGATGGCAGGGTTTGTGGGGAGATGATGGGGATTGAGGGGTTGAGGATGGGTCGATAGCCTTGGCATATATATTTATTTGAGGGGATGCCCAGATCGGATCGGATCGGATCGGACCACCCACCATCGCTGATGCTGTTGCTGGTCATCGCTGGATCATGCCCTGCCCCATCGCTCATCGCTCGCTCGATCAATCGCAGGGAATCGGATCGATCACTGGCTGTGAACGATGTTCGCAATTTTTGGTTGGTGACCCCCCATTGCCCCTTTTTGATTTTTGATTTTTTATCAAAGTACACCACCAATTATCCGGCAGTTCACACCTATGTAAAGCCAACTTTACGATAATTACATAGCAACAGGGCAAAATCCCATTCTCTCTATAACTTTTATATACCCCTTTTCAATTTATAGAATAGTCTAAGCTGCTATGTAATGCCCTGTAATGCCCTGTAATGCCCTAAAACCCTCGTTTCTGAGCCGTCAGGGCCACTACTGTAAAGCATTGTTGTCCCAAGTAAAGCATACTTTACTATGTAATTTGGAAACACTACTTTACGAAAACGGGGTTTTGCTATGTACGCTTTACAGTAGAAATCGCAACCGATGTGGTGAATTTGGGTGATATGACCCACAGGAAATGAGGTGGTTGGCCGGATTACATAGCAATTGCCCTGTAATTACATAGCAAATTTCAGGGATTTCGATTTGCATGGGACAACAATACTTTACGTTTGGGGAGGGCGTGACCCCGTAAACACATATGGGTGATTCGGCACACAGATTGAACCCCATACTCACTCACGTTGGCACTCACGTTAGCGAGTATATCAGGCCGTTAGGAAGTTTAGCGGCAATATGTCGGCAATATGTCGGCAATATGTCGGCAATTAAGCGGAAGATAAGCGGAAGATACGCGGAAGATAAGCGGAAGATACGCGGCAATTATCGCCGTGATCCGCAAATAATCCGCAAAATCCGCAAATAATCCGCATCTGCGCCCCACTTCGATCCGCAAATGAATCGATATACTATTCATTACTGGCGCATATGCGCAAAACAGCGCGCATACCACGCGCATACTCCCATGAACACGTTACTTACGACGCGCATATCCAGATGAAAATGTGAATAGGGCGTCCCCTTTTAGACCTCGCCCCATCCCCCTTCGTCGGGAGATTCTATCCCGTGGATTGAGTCGTTCAGGCCGATTCCGCGATATTTGCGTGGCCGCTTGTGGATTGACAGGCCCGGAACGGCGGCGTGGAGATCCCTGCCGAAAACCGCCTTTGTACCCGGATGGGTTCGGCCCTGATCATCGCACCAGTCACGCCATGAGGAATAGAGCTTTGTCACATCCACCTCCTCGTCCTCGCCGATCACGCAGCAATCCTTGACGAACGCGGTTACTGGGCTGGAAAGGGCGGTCAGTTCCTCCACAACCTCGTCGCCAGAACCCGGCTGGAGGAAGTGGCCTATTTCCCAAAGATCCTTCCAACCGTCGATCGCCCATTTCAGGATCGATGCCCGCTCGGTCATCAACTGGTCGGTCAGGGTCGGATCGACCCGATCGGCGAAGCTGGTGGTCATCTTCAGGATGATGAACCTGTCGGCCAGAGCGGTCGAAGCGTCGTTGAAACGAGGCAACTCGTTGGTCATCAGCATGATCTTGGATGGCAGGGTCTGGTGAAGTGGTGAAATCCCCTTCCGGTCGATCGTCTGCATGTCCTGACCCGTGATGTTCAAAAGCCGCTCCACCACGACTGCCATGTCGGACCTGCCTGAAAGACGGGCGTCAGACACGATGGCCAAGTTCTTGCCAACCAGTGGTGCTAATCCGAACCTGCCGGTCAGGCTGTTGAGGCTCGGGCTGACCACGTTCTCGATTCCCAACACGGAAGTCAATATCCTGCCTATGGTTCCCTTGCCAGATCGCTTCGGGCCGATCACCAGCAAACCCTTCTGTAATCGAGTGTCGGGAGTCAGGCAATATCCGAACCACCGCTGCAAGGTGAAGATCGACTCGGGATCGTCCGGCCATATCTGGTTGAGGAACTTGAGCCATTTTTCAGGCTCGGGAGCCTTCGGGTTGTAGTTGTAGTCGGAAGAGTTCAGGCAGAAGTAGGATGGCCTGTTGAATGAGAATTCGCCCGTTGGCAGGTGAAGTAGTCCGTTCTTGCATGGAAGGAATTCGCTCGCGTCACGGTTCGGATGACCAATTCCAAGGTCGAGCCAGCATGGTGGCCCCTTCTGTACAACAGATCCGGGCAGGCCAGTCAGGGCCATCGCGGCGTCCAGAACATTGTTCACCTTGTGGCGGTTTGGCCTGAATGGAGCGTAAGTCGTTTCCCCAGATCGACTTGACTCTTCCACAACCGACTTGTCGAGTAGTTCGTATATCTGTGAGCGGATCGTCTGGATTGGCTCGACAACGTATTTTGCTCCGTCCCATGCGTAGAATTGCCCCTCGTAAAGCTGCAACTTGCGTTCGTAGGTCTTGGAAAGCATGTAGTAAAGCTGGATGAATCCTCTGGCGATTCCCAACGGATCGGATGGATCGAATATGGCCTTGTCCACCTCCCTCTTGGAATCCGGCTCCAGTTCCCAAGCGGCCTTCAATGCGTCCGGCGTGACGGACGAAAGGTCTGCGGCCATCTTGATCGCAGCTTCGTTGCCCGTTTCCAACGCCGTTCTGGCGTATGCGTCGAGAACCGGGTTCTTTTTAGTCCGAGGATTCCTCTGCTCCGATTTGCTGGTGGGAGATTCTGGCATCTTGCTGTAAGTACCGCCTTTCCTTGGCTGATTTCCGTTCGACGATCTTCCTGTAGCTCTCCCTTGCCATTTTCCTGCACTCGGTACACATCTTCCTCTTCTTCCTCCACACATCGTTTTCGCTCAGGCCGATCATCAGGTCGGCTTCGCCGAAGATCGTTGCCCGAAATTCGCACATGCTGGTCGCCATGTACACCCCTGCGGCGCGGTTGTTCGGCAGCTTGTGGATCTTGGCGATCTTCACGATGTGCCAGTGGCTGTCCAAAAACGCCCACCAATACCTGATTTCACCCTTTTTTAATCTCATGCGGAGTGTTGCCCTTTTCTCTCGATATACACATGTGGTGAACCAAGTAGGACGCCTTGTAGTCCCCGTGGTTCTTGTTCGGCATATCCGCCACCAGATAGCCGCCACTGTGACGCTTGATTATGTGAACCTTCCGTGTCCCGACGTATGCCTCGTCGCCCGGCTCGAATTGAATTTCCATTTAATTGAACCCCTGAACGAATCCCGACCGGAAGATTTCGAAAACCTGCCGGTGACAACGGCTGCAACCTGATAGCCACCGGCAGGAGAACGCCAAAGAATGTAATATATAATACGCGATATGCGAATGGTTGCAGCCATCATGTCAATATACACAAACTGGCTAAATAAGGCAAATCAATGAAAACGAATGGGAGCTATAACGGCCTTTCGACGGACAAGCTTCTTGAAGCGACTCTTGCCCTGATCGATGAGAAGCGGGACGCCGTCAAGAACAACCTGCTCGAAACGCGATACAAAAAAAGAGGAGGCGATGGAAAGAACGGGTTCCCCTACGACTGGCAGGTCGAGTTCCACGAACGGGGATTGGATTGCCCCGAGCGATGCCTGATGGCTGCGAATCAGGCTGGAAAGTCTGACGTGGGGTCGGCGGAGATCGCAGTTCACGCCACGGGAAGATACCCCGACTGGTGGCGGGGCAGGAAGTTCGACGAGCCGGTGAAGGTGTGGGTTGGAAGTGAAACAAACGAGGCGAGCAGGGATATCGTACAGACCAAGCTGATGGGACCGCCCGGTGAAATAGGCTCGGGCTGGCTTCCCAAGTCGGCCATATTCGGGAAACCGAAGAACCGGCAATGCGGGATCGACGGCGTGATCGACTATGTGAACATACAACATGTGTCTGGTGGCCTAAGTCGAATACAGTTCAAGACTTACGAGCAGGACGTGGCGAAGTGGCGTGGCACGCAACAGCATATTATCTGGTTCGACGAGGAGCCTCCGCAGGATATTTTCGTCGAGGGCCAGACACGGGTGCTGCACCTGAAGGGAATGGTGATCCTCACGTTCACACCGCACAAGGGGATCGGTGGGGTGGTGATGCACTTTCAGGAAGGTGGCAATGGGATCTACCTGCGTGGTGCGACTTGGGACGATGCGCCGCATCTCAGTGAGACAGAACGCGAACGACTATGGTCGAGCTACCCGGCTCACGAACGCGAAACCCGTGCTCAGGGAGTGCCGATGCTGGGTGAGGGCAAGGTGTTTCAGGTCAATGAAAGCGATATCGTGGTCGATAATCGGGAGATCCCGTCTTGGTGGCGGCGAGTTTCCGGTTGCGACTTCGGTATCGATCACCCAGCCGCCGGGTGCTGGCTCGCCTATGATCCCGATGCCGATTGCGTGTATGTGTATGACTGCTACCGAAAATCTGGCGAATTGCCCGTCTATCATGCAGCGGAGTTCAATGCGAGGGGCAAGTGGATTCCAGTGGCGTGGCCGCATGACGGTTTGCAGCGTGGCAAAGCGGATGGCAGGAACTTGATGGAGCAGTACATGCAGTACGGTGCCAACATGACCGGACTGTCATCCAGATACGACGATGACACCGGGGGTCCGCAGCCGGTCGAGCCGGGCCTGATGGAAATGCTGGAGAGGATGAAGACCGGCAGGCTCAAGGTGTTCAAGTCGTGCGTCAACTTCATGGACGAATTGAGAATGTATCACCGAAAGAACGGGAAGGTGGTCAAGCAGCGTGACGATATATTGGATGCCTGCCGATACGCACTGATGATGCTGCGATGTGCGACCTCCGAGGTTGAGGTTGGCAAGCCTCGCCAGAAGACCGCAGTGATGGAGTATGACCCGCTATCATACTAGGGGTGTCACCAAAACCCCCCGTGGCGTGTATGTGAAGAGGGGTTTCGGTGACGGTGACACTACATTGACAATTATACGACTGGAAGCATATTATACTCGGATGGTAAACTGGGATAGAACCAGTGGTCGCGGTCCCAGCTAGAACCGCTCCCACTAGCTAAAAGGAATTCGCCATGCCACACGGCAATCCAGAACAACACGCAATGTCCGATTACCTGAGGTATGGTTTTTCGCCACCGAAAAGTAATCTAGGCAGGTTTATATCTGCTAGCATTACTAAATCTGGAGTACATGAGGGCAAAAAATTCCCCGGAAGCTACTCTGTTTATGGAAAGCCGGACGATGTTGGGATTTCACCGGACCTGCTTAGAACCTCATTCAAGGGCCACAAGCAGTCGAAATTCCTGTTGCCGGGTTCCGGTTACATATGGGGGGATTGGAAGGACGAACAAACTGGGGAGGACAAAACAGGGTGGATGCCACAGGAACTCAAGACCGAGCAGTGGGAAACTAAATGGGGCGAGGGAAAGCAATACGGAAAAACGATTCTTGGGAGCGGCAAAAAGGCAACTTCTGCTTCGGCAAGGAGAAGAACGGTGATGGGCGGTGGTGGACAAGCGACCCCTTACCTGCAACTCTAGTAGTAATGGAGCTTTATGATGGGTAGTTTATTTGGAAAACCCTCGACGCCGGAAATGCCACCAGTCCCGACCGCCGGTGATGACCCGGATGAGGAGGCTTTGCAGTGGGGTGGACTCCAGAGGAGAGGGGCAATGACCCGTGGAGCGACCATGCTGACAAGAGAGCCACTGCCTAGAATATCGCCCGTGAGAGAGGCAACCATTCTCGGATCTGAGGCTGCGGTGGCGTAATTGGATATACGGAAGAAGTTTAGATGTGTCTAAACTTCATGCTATTATGGCGGATACCGCATCAAAAATAAGTGTCGAGTTCAATCGACTGAAGAGCAAGAGGCAGAATTGGGAAACGCATTGGCAGTCGGTGGCTGATTTTGTGGCCCCGACCCGGCAATTCACATCGTTTACGGAGCGTGGGACGGAGAAACGAAGGTTGGTTTTCGACTCCACCGCCGAGGAATCCGCTGAGGTTCTGGCGTCGGGTATCCATGGGCTGTTGATAAACCCAGCTATCAAGTGGCCCAATCTACGGGTTGCCGACCCGGGCCTCAACGAGATTCCGGTGGTGAAGTCGTGGCTTGACGATTCGACCAATCGAATGCTTGCGTTGTTCTCCAACCCGAGGTTCGGGTTCGATACCCAAGCCCATGAGGCGTTTCTTGATCTGGTCACTTTCGGAACATCGGCACTCATCTTGACCGAGCGTAACGGGGAGATCCGGTTTCAGGCTTGGCCGTTGTCCGAGGTATTCTGCCGAACCGACGAGCTTGGTGCGATCGATACCGTGTACAGGAAGTTTCCACTGACGGCGATTCAGGCGTGGGATCGCTGGGGGAATCGGGCTGGCAAGGACATTACGGCGATAATCAAGAATGATCTTAAAAGATATCACGAAGAACGACAGTACATACAGGCCATCTTCCCGAGGAAAGATCGTGACGCCGGGAAGATCGACAAGCTCAACAAGCCTTGGGCCTCCGTTGTCATTGACCAGAAGTCAGAAACGGTTATTAGCGAAGGCGGATTTGACGAATTCCCATTCCTTATTCCCCGATGGGCGAAAGCTCCCGGCGAGGTGTACGGTCGTTCTCCCGCCATGAAGATGCTCCCGACCATTCGGCTTCTCAACGCGATGGTCAAGACGATCTTGGTCGCCAGTGAGAAGTCGGTCGATCCGCCAATGATCGTGCATGGAAACTCGATCGAGGGTCCGATTATGACCGCACCGGGTTCCATCATCCCGGCAAGACCGGGCGTGGGTAGAACTCCGATCGAGCCTCTGCCACAGAGCGGAAGGTTCGAGGTCGGACTGCAACTGGTACAGGACGCCAAGGAATCGATCAAGAACGGGTTCTTCCTAGAACTGATCGGTGCGTTGCCCCTGTCCGACCGGATGACCACCGTGGAAGTCAGGGCAAGAATGGCCCAGAAAATGCAGATGCTTTCCCCAGTCCTCGCCAGATTGCAGCAGGAATTCCTTACCCCGCTCATCCGCAGGACGCTCGACATGATGTCGAGGACCGGGAAGCTGGCAGAAGCACCGGAGGAGTTCGCGGGAATGAGCTTCGACGAACTCGAAATAGACTACGTTTCACCGCTTGCACTGTCCCAGAGGGCGTCCGATCTGGACAACATAACCCGACTTCAAGCGTTCATCATGCCGAACGCGGAACTCGACCCGACCATCATGGATAATTGGAATTCTGACGAGCTATTCCGCTATGCAGCAATGGTGACCAATACGCCGCAGCGGGTTCTAAGAAACCCGAGAGAAGTGCAGATGATCCGCCAGAGCCGCGAGGAAATGATGCGGCAGCAACAGCAGCTTGAAGCAGCCAAGTCGATCGCCGAAACAGCGGAAACCGGGGCCAAGGCAGTGAACGAGGCTCAGGGCGGTAACGGCAGAATGAGGAGATAGCATATGGCTTCGCCGGATGCCGGCAGCAGGCATGACGCCCTTAGAAAAGATTTCCAGATCACGTTCGGTACGGAAAACGGAAAGCGGGTTCTCCGCGATCTTTCCAATGTATGCAATTTCACAT